CGAGAAAAATAAACAAAAAGATCGACTTCTCAGTGGTGACACGTCATTGAAGAAGGCTAACGAAAGCCGCAGGAGAGATGGGGCGAAGAGGAGCCAGGGCGTCTGGGCACTTCTGGGTTGTTTCAAGTCGTCGGGATGAAGCTCTTTATGGGAGACAATGACCGATCGACCGATAAATGGAACATGGAAAGGCAAGCCATGTTCATAAGTTTTCCGTCAAATGCTTGGTAATGCTGTGAGAAAGATGACGGCATGTGTTGGAGATAAATTGTCACCACACACGATACCTACACGGTCAGGGAAAATACGAGGCAATGGCGACTGACCATGCTGTTTGCCAAGTGAATTAAACCAGGTGCTAATCTGGCGCACGCATTTTAACGTCTTCGTATGACTTTTAGGTGATGTGACGAAGCTGGTCTCGGAGCCAAAAATAGTGATCGGGCTCAAAATAACGACGTTGAAGGTAATAACGACGATCCGGAACAGGATCTCGAATTTCGAAACAACGTAAAAGACCAGGAATGTCAGACATGTTAGAGGATTGCCAGTCCTCGGGTGAATTGTGGGAGTCATCTTCAGCCCAATGAAGTGTAGAGGTCGAATCGTCGTGGACTTCAACATACATATTAAAAGGTGTGGACAAAGGGCGATGATAAACAGCAAAATACTGAGGAGATGTTCTCATGTCTGAACTAATTTCGAAACGATCAGGGGAACGAGAAAGGAAAGGGCGGGTAAAGAAAAAGGTTTGAACAACCTCGGCAATTTCAACATCGGAGGACTCAGCCAACGACACCAGTGAGACTTGAGATTCGTCATCGAGAGGCTGATTCTCCAACTGTGGGGAAGTGATGGTCTCTTGATATTCATCCTCCGAATCATTGTCAGATTCCGTTCCAAAATCAACCGGGTCACGAACGGGATGAGTCCAGTTGTCTCATGCTGCCCAAGAAGTGATGGCAGGATTGGTGAGACGAAGTGTAAACTCAACGTCAATCAAGAAGGTCTCCGTGGTGGCTGTGGTAAGGGACGGTGTTGAAGTGCAAGCCATCCAAAGAACTGGTTGATAGTTCAATGTAGTGGGTCCTCGAAACTGGCCATTGATACCAGCAGACAACGGGCACGGGACTCGAATCTGGGTAGCCAAAAGCGCGGGTCCTCCAGCAGTGTAGGTGACGGCGCCGGGAAACGAACGCATGGCCGCCTCCGAAGCCGGGGTCGTGCCGGCGGGGAGCCATACTGCTGTGAAGCGGGCAGAATGGCCGAGTAGCGCGGGGGCAGGGATGAATATCGCCTCAAGGCGAGTGAATTCGGCGAGCTGGTACATGCTAGCTCGATCAACAAGCTTTGAGTGACTGGAGGGGGTGGTCGACGTCGGAAGTAAGCCCGCGGCGGTTGTTGCACCGTACACATAACGGCCGTTCCATTCGCAACCGGGGTTAAGGTGACCAAGCACGGAGGTGGGAGCGGGAACAGCCGACGACGCAGACGCGACAGAAGGGACCGAGGCAGCGGTTGAGGAGGTGGAGGTTGTTGCATTGATCACTGAGTCCATATTGAAACATATTAAGCAATTAAAGGCTTATACGAGGCTTTCGACCAAGTTTTGCATACAGTCGACGAATTTTGTGGGGAAGTTGATTAAAAAGCGTGTAATGAAAGTCAGGCATTGCAGAACTCATCCGAGCAATGTCGTCGTCGGACAAAGGTCCGACTTTAAGCGCGACCTTCATAGCTTTAGGGGACTCACGACAAAAATAATCGAAGCAACCCATTTGATAAACGGCTTCAGATGGGTCGATGCAATCCCATAAAGCGTCCCCAAGAGAGTGGCCAACATTAAATTCCGTTAAATAAGACGCAAGCTTCTCCGGAATCGTGTGATCAGCATGAGCAAGCATGAGTTTAAAAAAAAGGGTTCGTGGGCCCCGAACGGCACCAACGTGTGACACGTAATAACCACAAAAACTGCCATAATCACTCTCCACAAGCTTGAACTGGAGCTTGTAAAAATATTTCTCGATCAAGGCCCACTCAGGACGTAAAGGCAACACAGAGTCAATCAAAGAATCATCCCCTGAAATAAAAACGGCCACATCGTCAGGAATGTCATGACGAAGATACGTAACAGCCAAATTAAAATCGGAATTGAAACAGTACGTGCCTGGTTCGCCTGTAAAACGCATGCTGGTCAGATTACCGAATTGGCATGAGAGATTGGTTTTAAGGTGAATATACCATTCAATGAGTTCCGTAGGGATAGAGAAATACCGCATTCTCAATTCTTCAAGACGTTGGGCTTCCCTGCCTTGGTTCGTGTCAAAGCCTGTGTAATCATTGGCACTTTTGCGTCGGGGTCGTACAAATTTTTTCGAAAATTCCGACATTTCCCGAGGTGAACGTCCTCCATATTTGAACAAGTTTTTGGGCGCATCGCGTTTGTCCATGGCTTCTAAGTACTTAACAACAGGGCCAAAAATGAGGAGAACTGTGTCATGCATAAGAGCCAGGGTTTGGCAAGCCTTCCAAGGTCCAAAGATTGACCCCTCATTAATCTTCTGTTGAGTTTTTGAAAAAATGTCAACAACAGTGTGGCGCCAGTCTGGATGAGATCGTAATGCGTTTGCTTGAATGACTTGCTTGGTTTTAGACGTGAGCGAGTTATACTCGTTCAATGATATGCATTCTGCAAACAGCAAAGGGTCAAACTCAACGACAGTTGACGGGTCACGTTTGTAGGCTCGACAATGTGCCCGAAACAGAAGATCTCCCGCAATGATGTCTTGATGAGTTAGCGGAACGGGCTCAGCTGAAGGACGAAAGCGTAGTCTTTTGACGATGCTGGCCGGCAAGAGCGTGGGATCTCTGCTTCCATCATGACGTGCGGCTACACCACTGCACGGATTGGTACCAAACTCATATGGTTCATTAAGATCGTCAAACTGGTTCGAAAGAGTGTTCTGAAAAGTAATCTCCTTCTCAATTGCGTTGACGGGCTCAGGTTCAAGATTGAAAAGCAGCTGATAGTCAATCCCTGGGTAAACGGGTTCCACGACGGTTTCGACGACATCGGTTAAAGGGATGTCTTGGTCCAAAGGTTGGGTACTAGGAATCTCGGAATGATGTGGTCTGCGAGTCTCCGGAAGAAACATCGTGTCAAGGGCCTGGTCAGCGTGGTCACAAATTGACCCAGAAGTTCGGAGAACAGTTTCGTTGGATCGCAAAAGATCAGCTCGAGAATCCGGATGAGGGCGACGTTGGGACCTGGGAAGAAGCGGGGCAACTCGAGGACAAAGACTTCTGAACGCTGGGGTTAACGGGTAATTGGACCATTGACGAGGTTGAATTAAGTCTGGGTTTCCACCACGCAAGTTCATGGACGCCAAAGCAGCATCGCGATCTTGAAGAGTCATAGGGGCTCGCACAACGTTGCGGCCGGTGAGTTCATTGGCCATGACACTTAAATAAGAGATTGGGGTCTGTTGAATAACGGAAGACAACAGTTGATTCCGAGAACCCGATGTCATGGCTTGTTGAAGATCGCCAGTGAACACTATTCCTGAACGAGAGCGAGTGAGAGCCACAGAAGCGACTTGGGGAGAAATTCGATTCAAAAAAGGACGGTCGAGCATCAGTTGAGCAGGGGCCCTGAAGGTCAGACCTTGACTAGCAGATGCGGTGACACAAGCGTACCCCATTTCAGTTTGAGCTAAAGCTGCTCCAGTGCTGGCAACAATGAGTGGCATTCGAGAAGAGGGCAAGGGGCGAAAACCAATTGTACCAATCACTGATGAAAAACAAGGAACATCCCAAAGTTGACACAAGCGTTGGAAAGATCGATATGTCCAGAATTGATAAAACAGACAAAAAGGTGCTAGGTACTGATGTTCCGGAGGTAATCGACTATTCAAAGAGTGTGGGGAAGTTGAGTGGTATTCGCCTTGACATGGGTCACAGAGGGCTATGACGGTTGTGATGGCAGGGTCGAGCGCAATGCAAAGGTCCAGGTAACCACGAGGAAGCTTGTAAAGTTCGTCTATTATCAAAACATTGGATGATTTCAACAAACTGCTTTCCCAGGTGCCAAAACGCCATGAGTCACGTTCCGGGAGCCGACAATCTTCTTTCCATTCACCTCGCAGCTGTGTTGAGGGCACTGATACTCGAAAAGAGACGTGGGGGCTAGTTAGACTTCGCAATACGCGTTTGACGGGGTCGGACTTGCCAGAACCAGCAAAACCCTCGAGCACCATCAAGTCGATGCGACGATTGGGGGGAGACACAATCAAAGCGTCGACGAGAGCGTCGAGTCGAGTGAGGTGGTCGGGTTGATAAGAAGGAGACGTGGCCAACAGTCGATGTAAGATTCCGTCATAACCATTCTTCATGTTACTGATCAAGTTCTTCGCACGTCGATACTCAGGTTGGTACCCCAAGAATCCCGCAGTAGGGATTACATGATTCGTTGGAGTTCGAAAGTTCATGACCAAAGGGTTGAGGACTCGAGTTGCGTGAGACGACGACACTGGGAGGCGAACGGCGCGGGCGACGCCTTCCCCTCGCATCACGGGGAAGGCGCCCTGGGGAAAAACCGGTACGGAGGACGATCGGGTAGTATCAACGGGAGCTTCAATCGGTGTGGAACTCCAATGATGTGGAACCCAATACAAAGTCAAAGTGGAGTTCAAGCCATCATTGAAACGACGGGTTCCGGATGGAGTGTGAACCACAGCTGTTCTTTCGAAACGAGCCATGAGGAACTCTAAGTGATCTGAGGAAAGGCCGAGACGTCGAGTTTCCGGATCGATCAGCTGGGAGTCAGGGAGGGAACAAAGCTCTTCCCAAAGACGCTCTGGAGCGGCGTCAAGCAGAGGGGCAAGACTGGTCAATAAACAGTCGTTCGAAGGGTATAGCGGTCGAGGGGCGTTTGAATTTCTTTGACGAGACAAACCCAGACCACTAGAATCGCCCCAAGCGAAACCGTGTAATTGTCTGACAGGTAAGGGTGGTCCGACGGCGGAAGTGTCAGTCTCTAGCGTAGTATTTAAGCTGTAATTGACAGTGTTTGCTTCAGGGCGTCGAGTGGGTGGGATGGCATCAAGACATGGACCATCATTGGCAGGTAGAACCGGAAAGATGTGTCCGTACTCAGGTTGAGATTGGATTTCCAGTCTTAAGTCTTCAAGAGACGTCAGTTCATTTTCTGCGTTAACCGATGGCAATAAACCGTTGTCGGCGAGACCGACGGGCTGAGGGACAGGAGTTGGAGGACCGTCATCAATGGGCCAAACGTATGGATTCCCGTTGGAAGTTGTGTCGCGACGTGTGATCAATGGGTGATAAGGATCAGATGTGGCCCAACAACATGGACAAAAACGAGCGACTCGTGCGGCCACGTGTGCACATGAATCGTTAATGCACAAGCGATCTTCAGCGTAGTCGAATTCGGGAAAGAGGTCGCAAGGTCTAGTACAAGGGCGGGAAGAAGGAGTGATCAACAACGGATAGCCTGACGCTCCTAATTGAGTCCGAACGAGACGACCGTCCATTTCAACTCTCACGTGGTGAGGGGAGCTATGAATTGGACCAAGAGGAGGGTCAGGTGGTGGTGGTGGTGAATTCGGAGGGGGGGGGTCAAAATTCCAGGCATCTGATGGCGATCCGGCTATGAAGGTCTCAGTCAATTGGGACCAATCAAAGAGAGAGGGATGCATCATGGCTCGGTAGTTGTCGGCGGCCTGTTGTGCGTTGCGATAGGCTATCCAATTGACAAAAGCATATGAAACACACAGGCCAGAAAGGGTGAACAACCCAGTCACCATCCAAAACCTGGGAGTGGTTGAGTTCCAGTGGTCCAAACAGTACCAATAACCTCGATGGAACAAGCGAATTCGTCGTGGAGCCAAAACGATTCGACGTCGGATTAGTTCGATCGACCTCGCGAGACCATTGGTCAGTGGCTTCATAAACCGCTTATGAAGGTCAGGACCAACGTAGTGCTCTTTGGGGGTGGGAGGGATAAGTGGTAGTGCTGAAATCGGGAGCCCAGCTGTTACCAACGCAAGAAGACTCCGAATGACAATTCGATGACGCGAAATGTAAGCCCGGATTCGTGAAAACAGCGTGTCATATATCCTGTAACGTTGCACTGGTCGAAAACCAGCTGTTTGAGACGAAAATTCACCAAGATGATCCCAAGCGGCTGAGCTAACCCAAGCGTATTCAGGTTTCCGTTTCTGTGTCCTGACGAAGCCGTGAGGGTCGGTGACTCGAAGGGTTCGCACAGCTCTGGTGTATGTGAACAATTCATTGTAAACAGGAGCGGGGACGAGACGATCACTGATCGGGGCGGTCAAATCAGTTCCATTCGGAAGCAAATAAGCGTCAGGTCCGGAAAAGGGTCGACGAGAAGGGGCAGCAAGATCAAGACGTGTGATAATCAATTGGTGGATATTGGACCCAAAAGATTCCACAAACTCTATCTGGAGTTGAAAGTCAGGAGTGACTATCACGCCAGTCTTCAACCAGAACAGCGTCAAATCAAGAGGCTGGACGTACGCCCCGTTTGCATATCCTAGACCGCTGTTGGCCTCAGGGGTTTCAAGGTGGTATTCCAGCTCATTGGTCGCGGAATGAACTCGAGTGAAGTACAGTTGACGAATGAGGCTAGACAAACCGAATCTGAGCTCGTGAGGGCCAACGAACGTGGCAGTGAGAGTTTGTAAAGATGGGGAGGCCCGGAAGAAACTGGCGACGTCAGATCCAGAGGTGAACATGATACTGTCGTGCCAAAAGGCGCGAGGGGTCATACAAGGTTCTGGGCGAGCATTCGGTCGGCGATATCGATTTATATCTCTTGGGACAAAAGCAACATTATTAAGTTGAAGTAATGAAGCGTTGTCCGCGGCAATTCTCTGAAATTTTTCATCTTTCATGAAATACACAGTGGTTGCCTCGCGGTTGGGTAAATTGCGAAGGATGTGCATTTCCATGGCCTTGTGAATAGGGTGAGGATGAGGCGTGGTTCCGAAGGCGTTGGTGTGGATTCCAAGAGTTCTGGTGTAAGTTAAACCCCAGGGTGACAACGCATACGGAAAGGCCTGAAGCGAGTTGGCAATAGAGACGGTGGCCCCGTTAACAATGGAGGTGGCAGCTGAATCACGATGAATCGTCCCAGAAAGTAGAGAAAAAACTCTGGAAAGAGGATCGGATCCGATGACAACCAAAGGCAAATTGAACAGAACTTTCAATCTGACGCAAGGGACCTGAGGCTTTGAGAAGCTGATGTGGTACAAATTGATCCCAGTGCGATAACAGTGGAAATCATGAGCCGTTCGCCAAGACAGGGGAATTAAAGCTAGCTGAATCGCTAGGATGGAGGCTGAGAAACCGGTTTGGATCAAAAAATCCAAACGTCTGGCGCCTTTCAGGGTTTTGAGATAACAAAACCCGGGAAGAAGCGACAGTTGGTGAGTCAAACCTCTGATGTGCTTGCGCTCCCCTTTCGAGGCAAAGGGAAGCGCGGTGCGGGTCTTAATCGTGTCAATGAGGAACGTGGAGTTTAAAGCCATTGAATAGAGCAGGGCTCAATA